TGAACCAGTTGAAGTAAATATGACTTTGAGATTTAAAGAACTTGAAGTTCTTACTAAAGAAAGAATAGCAGAGGGTTACTAATGACATATAGTTATTTTCAAAAATATCCTTTAACAGTATTCAGTTTAGATGAATACAAAAGTGGACAAGTATTACCAAACTTAACTCTTAGATCAAAATTTTTATCTAATGTAGTGACTAATAGTGCATTATATGATTTATATGATATAGTTGATGGAGAAACACCTGAATCAACTGCTGCTAAGTTTTATGGTGATCCAGGTTTACATTGGATTATATTACAATCAAACGAGATACTTGATCCAAGATTTGGATGGCCATTATCTCCTTTTGATCTTAAAAAATTTGCAGAAGCAAAATATAATAATATAAATGCAGTACATCATTATGAAAATGATTCTGGAGATATAGTTACAAGTGCTAATGTTATAGTTACACCTACAACTGAACGACCATTACAATTTAGTACTGGTGATACAGTAACAAATA